AAAAAAAAAAATCTAATATGAAAGGATCGTGGTATAAATGAATGGATATACAAATGATATAAACTCAACAACCGGTCAAGTAAATGTAGGAGCAGAATTTTTAACAAATCCAAATAATGTTCCAACAGGATATAAAGATAGTGGACAAGTTAATTTAGGTTATGTAGGCAGTGGAGATATGAACTTAAAATTTGCAGCAAGAAAAGAAATGTCTAAACCAGCAGTACCAAAAATTATTGAAGAAATGATCAAGATATTACCAGCTGAACACCCTCTAAGAAATGCTTTAATAAAATATGAAAATATTATACTAACTATTCAAAGAGAATCAGTATGGAATATTAATTCTGATGACGCATCACCTATGGCACTAAATGCAGGAACATTATATGAATGCTGGAGATCATATAAAGAATTACAAGATGTTATGGTAAGAAATAATAAACTATTCCAAACGGTAACATTCAGTAAAGTAATCAATGATCTATTTAGTAATCAAGCAGCATTAGATTTATTAGTAGCTAATGGATTCTTAACACAAGAAGCAGTTAATACAATTGTAGGTGCGGCTACCGATCAACAAGCACCAATAGACTTTACAGCTATAGTACAAGCAGCAATGGTAGAATTAGGAGCATGGTTATTAAGAGGAATGGCAGTTGAATATAACGTAACATCATCACCTGAAATCATAGCTATGTCAATTTCAGATGCTTTAAAGAATTCTAAAGAAAAATCAGATGCAGAAAGAGAAATAATGAATATCTTAGCATCTTTCGGAATAATTAAACATGCAGAAATTGAAAATTATTTAGGAAATCAATTCACTTATACGTTAGCTGACAGAATAAAAGTATTAGCTACTAAACCAAAATCACTTTGGTCACAAGATGATTGGAATTATGACCAAATGGTAACAACATACTTAACTACAGGACAACTTCCTATAGAACAAAACAATTGGACAGCTGTTCAACCACAACAACCTGTTCAACAACAACCAATCATGACTACAATTAATGGAGGTCAAGTAATACAACCAACAGCACCAATGGCTCAAGTACCAGTTCAACAAGTACCTGTACAACAAACACCTCCACCAGTAATACAAACAACACAAGCTCCTGCAATAGTAAATGGACCCACATTAAGTAGTGGAACAATTATCAATAAAGGAGGACCAACACCAGCAACAAATGTTCAACCAATAAATAATAATCTAAATAATCAAGGAGGAAATCAAATGCAATTAACAAACTATGTAACATCACAACCAATAGGAGGTCAACCAGTACAACAAGTACCAGTTTATACAAACAATGGACCACAATTTAACAATCAAGCATTCGCACCAGTAGCACAACCAATGCAACCAGTTTATCAACAGCCAGTAACTTATGGAGCACCAGTTCAACCAATGGTTCCACAAGTACAACAAGCTCCAATAGCAAATGCATGGGGTACAACACCAACAGCAGCAAATTATACTTATTCTAATGTACCACAACAAGTACCAACTTATAGTGCACCAGCACCTGTGAATACAGCACCTATGGCTAATGCGTGGGGAAGTACTCAACCAACACAGCAAACACCAATAGGACAATTCCCACAAGGGTTAGGATCACCAAATGAAAATGATAAATCAGTAACAGATAGAGCAATATTATATTATACAGTAAAAGATTATGGAGCACATGATCCAGTAACAAATAGTAAGTATTTATCATTAATTGATCCGACAACAGGTTTAGTAGAAATTTGTACAGAATTCTATTATAATACAAGAAGAGAAACATTAAGAAATCCAGCTTATGGAAATAACTTATTGAGACTGCAACAACAAAAGAATAGTCCTGTATATGGAACACCACAAATTGTAAATGTTCCAGATAATACTTATCAACAAATTCCACAACAAGTAATACCACAACAAGTACCAATGGCTAATACATGGGGACAACCTATGCAACAAATGCCAATAGCTCAACCAGTTAATGCACCATTACAATCACCAAACGTTATGAATGGATGGAACACAAATGCGGGTTTCAATCAACCAATATCAACAGGAATGATCCTGCCTGGGTACAACTAGGATATAGTAATCAAGAAAATAGTGTTAAGAGTATAGAAGAAAATCAAACAGACATAGGTAAGTACGACGGTACATCCTATACGGCTTTTAATCTTATCTTATTAGATACAGATGGTATAGTCAAGAATAAAATAATAAGAGGATTTGATAGAAGTTCAGCTGAGTATGCTCGTAACTTATCGAATCTTATAATGAATTCTTCTTACTATGATCGATTAAGAATCGCAGATATGCTGCGGTCACCAAACTTGATTACAATAAAGAATGGCATGCTCGTCGAGAATCCGGCAATCGACGAATGTGCTGTTAATACCCATATTAAATCTTCGAGTAAAAGTTTATTCGACGATATTGGCTGCATTTATAACACAATAGATTTTGGAGGAATAATCCATAATCTATATGAAGTCAGTCATACTGTTATATTAAATGGTAGAGACTTATCATTCTCTTATGCTCCATATTTTAATTCAGATATGATTGGTGAAGATATCTATTCAGAAAGAAATCTTGAACCTATAGAAGAATTATTACAGGAATTAGAAAAAGAAGTTAATTTAGAAGGTGATTCAATAGGTGTAGAAGTAGTTGAAGAGAAAATGATTCAACCTGTACCTCCAGAATTAACTGGAAAAGATTTAGAAAATTTTTATCGTAAACAATTTATACAACAACAAAAAATGGATGACGAAATGTATAATGATACTGAGCCATTTTTTGAAGACTAAAAAATCAAGGAGGAAATATAATATGTATTATGGAAACCAACCACAACAACCAATGATGGGACAAGTCTACCCAGCAAACTTTAATGCTGATAGTATAATACTAGAATTAAATAATGCGATATCTGCAGTAATGAATGGAACAGCTGATGTATTCCATGTAAGAGATAAAGTATTAACAATGATAAGAGAAGGAAAATTAAGAATGATTGGTGGAGGACAAAATAGAGTAGCAGTAGAATTAACACCTGATGATTCTAAATATAAAGCAATGCTGGGAATAAATGGACCAATGATTTTAATGGTTCCAGTTAAATTACCAGCAGGTATAAAAGATAACCAAAGAGCAGCATGGGGATATCAACAAGTATTCAATCAAGGATTAAATAATTCTCCATATATGGTAAAAATAAGACAAACTTATTTACCATCTGTGCTAATACCTAATACAATGATATTAGCACAAAAAAGAATTACTAGAATAGAAGATTCTAAAGCAGTTAAAATGTTATTACAACAAAGAGCATCTCAAAATGGTCTTACTCCTGTTGACGCAGATAAATATTTAGGATCTGCTTGTAGAGATCTATTATTAGAAAATCCAGCAATATATCAACAATATGTAGATCTAATAACAGCATATGATAAACATTTCGTAATGGCTGATTTAAATCCAGAATTCTCACCATGGAACTTTGGATTTGATATAGAAGCGAATGGACAAGAAGTATTAAAAATATTAGATTATGGATATTTAACATACAAAGACAAACCAAATCTATGTCCACATTGCGGTAAAGAATTAAGATACTGTATTCCTGGTGAAGCATTCTTAAGAGATGAAAAGAATAGAGCATTAGCAAATCAAGTAGGAAGCTTTGGACAATATAGTTGTAAAAATCCTCAATGCTCTCATAGACAAAATGGAAGAATAGCACCTTATATAGAACCAGATATATCTGTATTCTTAAGATATACTGAACAACGTTAAAATAATGAGCCCCCATTGGGGGCTTTTTTTTTTATTATATTGGAGGATATATGAAATATAAAGATTTTTTTGAAATATTTTTTATTTGTTGTTCTATCGTAGGATATATTAGATTAGCTTATTATGTATTATATACAAGATTATTTACAGATGAAAAATTTGTTAAATTTGAACCTATAATAATCTTTCTTTTTTATTTTTATTTTATACATTCATCTATGGTGATATATATGTTACGATGGGTACAACACCCTGTAATAATAGGTATAGGCTACACATTATTAATGTATCAATTACAGATGAAGCAAATTAAACCGATGATTGAGAAGCGAAAAAAATAGATCCCCCATATGGGGGATTAATCTTTTTTTCTCCTTAATTATATATTGTTATATATTATATATAAGAAAGGAGATGAGTAATATGAATGAATTTTTGAATATCCTGTATTCTTTACTTTGGATATGGGCTTTCATTACAGTTCTTTCAATAAAACAATTTTTTCAAGCTATTAAAAGAACTGTTGCACCCACATTATCCGAATATTTTAATATGCTACTATTACATATTATATTAAGTGGTTTAATATGGGGATGCACTGACCGAACATTAACTTCTTTATTTATTTCAACTTCTCTTTGCTTATATTTAACATTCTTTATTTCGACGCAAATTTTAGTCAGATTAAGATATATACATTATCTAGAACAAGAGATCGAAAAAATTAAGAAATAAGTATAGCCCCATACGGGGCTTTTATTTTTTATACAACTTGTTTTCCATCTTTATTATTTTTATCTCTTTGTCTTTCACCTTTTACATAGTCTTTATGTAATAATTTAAACATTTTACCAAATTCTTTCATTTCACTACCAACCCATTTCAAATTACTAGCAAAATGATTTTGTGCTAATCTTAAATAATTAGTTAATAATGGAGATAATTCATTTTTAATTGCTTTATAATCTACTCCATCAGCAGCTGTATTTTTATTTATTGATCTCATTAAGTTTCTTCTTTTGTCTTCTAATCTATCTAAATTAGCTTGTACTACTTTATAGATATGTTCATAATTTTCTAAAGATACTAAATGCTTTTTAAGAGGTCCTATTAAAGCTTTAGAAGTTTCTGGTTGAGTATAATCATTAATATTTATACCCTCTGGTAAATTACCATCAGCATCTTCTACAACTATATAAGGTGCTACTACAGGTTTAGCTGTAGGATTAGATGCTATTTTTGAATCGGCACTAGTGTCCCATTCTGTTGTTTGGTCTGTTAGCTTCTTAAATATTTTAGCATCTTTAATCATTTCTATTTTATTGCCACTTGCTAAATCTTTTAGTCTTTGATTGATAACATCATTTATTTTGTTTGTGAAATTATGTATTTCTTTTAAATCTTCTATAGCTTCTTTTACTTTATCTTCATGTCTTACATAAATACCTTTATGAGTAACATTTGATATTGTTTCTACATTTACAGCTAATTCAGCTAACAATTTAATTGTTTTTTCAATATTCTTTTTTAATTTAGGTACATTTGTAGTTAAAGCTCTCCACATTTGTGTAAAAAATCTTCTTATTACTTCAAATATATGATTCATCCAATCCATAAATTTATTAGTACCAAAAGAATCCATTTTTTTTAACATATCTTTACTACTATATGTAGTTCCTTCAGAACTCGCTACAAGCACCATAGCTTTAAGTTTTGTTTTTAGTCTATAGTTCTCACCTTTAACTGTAGAAAGTCTCGGAGAAGTCAATTTAAGCGTTTCTGCAAGTATTCTACGGTTATACTTTCTATCCTTATTCATAATATTTCCTCATTTCTTGAAAATAAAGACTGCCCCGAAGGGCAGTTAATTATTTATTCTATTTTCTTTTAAGTTTATTTTTTATTGTTGATAAACTTTCTTTGATGTCATCGTTTGATGCTCCTCTTTTTCTATCAACTTTTGCTGCAGTAGCTGCTAAGTTTCTAACTGTTTGTTCAGTTTTAGTATTAGGACTTAATTTTAATAGAGCTCCAGCACCTTGCCACAATCTTCCCCAAGTTTTTTGGAGATCAGCAATTGCTTTATTAGTAGATTTAAGCATAGCTTGTGCTTTAGATTCAAGTTCTTTGTCTTCTTTCTTTCTGTCTTTATCTTTAAGAACTTTTTCGAAAGCTTCTTTAGCCATATTTAATTTTTCTTCAGCTGACATTAATTCAGCAGCTAAACCTTTAATTTCTTTAAAGTAAGCTTCAGCTTCAGCAGCTGTAGATATTTGTTTAGTAGCTTTCTTTTCATCTTTTGAAAGACTAGTTTTATAGTTAGGAGCTTTAGGATCATAATCTGCAGGTAAGTCTAATTTACCAGCTTTCAATCCACCTTTTAACCAAGTAAGAGTTTTCATTATTTCAGTAATTGTTCCCCTTTGATTTTTGATATCAGGAACAGTAATAGGTTTATCTATCTTAGCTCTTCTTATTTTACCTAAATGTTTTTCTAATTTAGGAAGTCTTTGCTCCCATTTAGATTTATTTGAAGTAATCCATTTCCAAGCATTTTTAATTGCTTCTATTATTAATTTAATGAAATTTTCTATATTCTTTTTAGCATCTCCAAGAGCGTCTTTAGCCATTTTCCAGTCTAATTTCTTTTTAGTATCTGCTTCTCCAGATGCAACGTAATAAGATGCTCTAAGTTTAGTTCTTAATCTCATATTCTCTGCTCTAGCTTGTAAAACAGAATATGCAACAGGAGCTAAACATTCACCTTGAATTACTCTGCTATATTTTCTTTCTTTCTTTACTTTTTTGAAACCATAAGCTTCGCCGTAAGTAGAAAGATGTTTATTTACTATGGAATTTATTCCCATATTCTTTCCTCCTTATTTATATATAAGATAAAGTAAGACGGACTTTCGCCCGTCTAATTATTAATTAAAGTTAAGTGGATCTTCTTTGAAGTCTATTACTCCAATTGATTCATTGAACGCAGTCATTTCGAACATTGTTTCTAATTGAAGAGATGTATTCTTACCAAATTGATCAGTTCCTGTACCTTGTTCAATGTATTCAGGACCTTGTAAGAATGCATAAGTATCCAAGTGAGCTTCATAGTTAGTGTTTACTACATATCTATGAACATCGATATCAGCTGTTTTAGGAGTTGTATGTCCAGCAGGTGTGAATGATACAGATGTTTCAACTGTAGATTTTCTTGCATTTGTAGAAATGAAGTAACCAGTTGCATGTCCACCGATTCTTATTTTTCTTAATTGATAAGGTAAGCTTAATCCAGCTAATGATCCCTCTCCCAAGTCTCCAAGTTCTTGGAATTTGTTGAAGTGTCCACCGTCAGCTTCTCTTACCCATTGAGCTGATGCAGTTGATCCATAGATAGTATATTTTCTTTCTTGAGGATTCAATGCTTGTTCAAGTTTGTTAGTTACTTTAAACATTGCTCTTGACAATACATCTTCGTTACCTTCTAATGTAGAAACATAACCTTTGTTTGCATTGTAAGCTTCAACAGTTTCTTTAGCGAAAGTTCTGTTTTTAGTTAATGTTGTTTCAAAGTTTTCTAATGGGTTAGCATTAGCAGCTATTCCTTCTAATTTAGCAATAGTATCATCAATGAATTGGAATGCATATTCATCTTTATGTCTGTTTACAGCTGTCATAGAGAACTTATGGAAGTCTTCTATTAAGTTAGCTTTAAGCACAAGTGTATTCTTTTCTAAGAAGTTTTGGTTAAGAGTAGTTTGTGCAGAGAAGCTTTCTCCAATTTGAACAACTATAGGTGTTTTTCTTGTGTTGAATTGGATTGGTCTTCTTGGTCCAATTGCTGGTAAATTAAATTTAACTTTTATTTTAGTTACAGTTCCACCATCTACGAATAGAACAAGGTCACCGTTTAATTTAACGTCCCCAAGCACTCTTACAGTCTTAGTAGCTTTTTCTTCTTTATCTGTTAATGTAGCAGAGAAAGTAGTAACTACATCTGATCTTTGACCAGATTGAGTTGGATATCCAGTTCCTACCCATTTAACTGGTATTTTCTTACCATTTTCTGTAATTTCAACTATTTCTAGTCCTCTATTTAAGAAATCATAAGGTCCAGTAATTCTATTTGTTGTAGGATCTTTAGCAAGTAATTCTTTATTATATTCATCTATGATGTTTCCAGTTACTTTTCCTCCAGTTACTGTAAATTCTACAGTAGATGTAGGAGAGTTTGTTCCAGCTACTTCTAATAATTTTTTACCATTATTTACAAGATCAAAGAAATCTATCATTTCACCATCTGAAGTTATAACATAAGGAAGGTCAACTTCTCTTGTGAATGTTAATCCTTTTTCAACATGTGTTTTGAAGATTATAGAATAAGTAGATTGTATTACACCAGCTATCAATGCAACCATATGTAATTGATCAATAGTAGACAAGTTAGAAACATATTGTCCAGTATTTTGTGAATATTTAAATATTGAATTTTCTTGTGATGTTACTAAGTTTTCTTTTAAGTGATTTAAGAATTCTTCTTTAAATGCTGCTTTAACAGAATCTTCTCCCATTGCAGATTTAGCTTTTTCTAAAGCTTCGAATTCATTAGCAAATACTCTATCAGCTAAGAAATTAGCTATATCGAATACACCATTTTCTCCTAAATTAGAAAGCGGCTTTGTAAATTCTTGACCAAATTCTCTTCTTGTGTATTCTCTTAATTCAGATGCTATGTCCCAAAGTTTTCTAGCATCTCTTGTTAAGTTCATTTCGCTCATTTTTATCTCCTCTCGGTTTTTAATTTTTTAAAATATTTCTTCTTCTTTTTCTTCTTTGACTCCCATCTTAGATAATATAGTATTCGAAGAGTCATGCAAAGTATTAAGTTGTCTTTTGAAATCATTTAATTGAAGAATCTTGGTAACAATACTCTCTTTATCGAATTTATTTTTTAGATAAAGTCGAATATTTTGAAGAATAGTCTTATACTGTTCCTCTATCTCTTTAAAATCTGCTCCAAATTCCGACGAATCCAGGTTCTTAGAAAGTAACTTTTCATATGTTGCTTTATTTTCTTTATATAAAGTAGCAAAGTTACCTCTTAATTCAGTAGTTAAAGAAAGATCAGCATTTTCTATATCTTCCATTGGATTTATAATCTTTCCATTTTCATCTTCAACGCCTTCTTCATCAAATCCAAACCCGTCATCTGAAGATCCCATATCAAAATCATCAGATTGTCCAACCGAGGGATCAGAATCTCCGAACATCTCGTCTCCGTTTCCAGTAGGAATGTCAAAATCACCTTCTCCGTCCTCTCCATGAGGTACTATTTTAACAGATTCTCCTATTATATTACTGTCTGGTTTTTTAACCAAAAAATCATACAAATCTATACTCAACCATTTCACCTCCAGTAATTCTTTAGAATTTTTGTTCTGCTAACGATAACATTTCATTCATCATATTGACACAATTATCATCATATATATTATTAGATTCTGCTAATCCATTCTTATATAAATCATAATCTTCATTTGATACTACCTTTATATTATTTGATCCTATTTGTTTAAATCTCTCTACAGATCGTTCATACATTTCGTCTACTATTTTAACTTCTTCTTTAGGTTTATAATGAGCATCAGAAACATATTTATCAGTAGGATTTTCTTCAGATAATATTTGATCTACTTCTTCTTCTGTTAATACCTTATTATACTTATTATCATAGAAGATTTCTTGCATTACCCCTTCGACCTCTTTAAATGTAACAGTTATTCTAGCTGATGGTGGTCTATTAGAGAAAGAGAATGCAGTTCTATTTTCATTTATTAGCCATTTCTTTACATCTACTATAATACAATGTCTTCTTTTTAATATACTAGCATAATAATACATAGCATTATAAGCATGACCCACAGACATAACAATGTCATCATGTTTACCAGGTGCTGCTGCTATCTTAGTTGTGGTACCTCCATTAACATTCTTTTTACTATACACTACTAATGTCTTTATTTCATCTACTAAATCTGTTACAGCTATACAACGTGTATATTTTCTTACTAATAATTGTATTAAAGCAATAATCTTATCTCTGGCAGCACCATTCATAGCAAATCCAAAATCACTTTTTTGTGATTGTCCATATTCATCTAAATATTCATAATCCACATTAGTATCAAAAGCATTATTTAATTTCCATTCTGCTGCTGGAAAAGGTATCAAGAATGGTTGTATATGTGGCATATATTTTAAAGACTGTATTAAAGCTGTAGACGTTCCATCATTTCTTTCTATAGCAAGTGCCATCTTAATTCCATTCTTTATTGCTATTTCGCATAAACCTTTTGTAAGTAATACTAAATCATTCATTTCTAAAGTATTATTTTTAATTAATCCTATTAATACTCCTGTATTAACATCTACAAAAGAATAAACCGTTGAGTCATTCGGACCACCTAAACCTCTGGACACATCTAATCCAACAACAATTCCTTCTCTATAATTATAAGTAAAGAAATCTATCCAATCCGAATATAATTCATCGCCTTGTGGATATATATCTATAAACACTTCATTTGTTAATCCAGCAATATCCATATTTAATGAATAGGATTTCTTTTCTTTTTTCTCAGCATATGTTGTTAATGTAGCCAATTCAGTAGCAGGGAATGGAGATGCACTTGATACGTCTTCCCATATAAGAAGTAATTCTCTACGTATCCCGTCGACAGATTGCCCTTCACAACGATCTGAAAACCAATCAGCATTCTTACCAATTATATCAAATTCATATTTAATATGAAATATTTGATCTATACTTCTCTGCTTAGCATATTCTCTAATCTCATCTTCTGTCATATCTAATACTTCTAAGCTATTCTCATTCATAGGAATATATCTAGATAATAGATTCTCTTGCATCCATTGACCTTCTGGTGTATCTAATTTACCAGGTGTTCCTAATAATCTGTAACCAAATGGTCTATCGTCTTTTTTAGCTATAGCTTTTGCTTCTTTGGTTGTTTGGTTCAAAGATTCAAATGCAATTTTATTATGTTTAGTAGCAGCCAACTCATCCATAAACCAACAAGGAATAGTTCCTCCCCTTCCGGCATTATCGGCTTTAGATTCTTGTTGTCCTATAACAAATAATTCAATCAAATTATTAAACATTTCATTTTTCATTGATTGTTTTTTACCTGCAGACTTAGCTTTAGATTTTATTTCTGACAGACCAGTTTTTTTATCTGTCTTACCGACAGATTTATTAAAGAATTGCATCCAACTAGGGAATGTTTGAATAATAGCTTCAATTTTATTTAAGTTTTTAGCACCCATAGCAGCATCATAATGTGTTGACGCCATATTAATATTTCTTCCAAAATTATGTTCTATTCCACTATGTGTAGAAATAACTTGTGTCTTCCCTAATTGACGACTAGCTTCTAGAAAGAAATTAATATTACGTAACATAAAATAAATTGCTGTATAGTTAAATATATTTAAATCAAATGGATCTAGTCCATTATTTACTTTTAATATTTCTCTGTATACATACCAATAATTATGCATGCATTCTTGTATTATTTGTAATTTAACATTATCTTTTAATAATGGATCCCAAGGATCTACCCCAATCAACTGGGGGTTAAAGATTTGTAAATGTTCATTACAATTCTTAACCCCTAATTTCTTTAATAATACATAAAGATTTATAGCTGATTGATTTTTTGTATTATAATCATAATATCTTTTGATGTATGGTTTTGTTAATAAATAATCTCTAGTATTTACTTTACTACCATCTTCGTATCTTAAAATACCATGTTCATCTGCTAATATTAACATTATATCACCTATAACTTAACTGGCTTTTTCACTAATCCACAAGATTGAACTAATTCAAACACATCTTGAGGTGCGAACCAGTCATATCCATAATCTAACAGAACCTTACCTCTGAATCTTAATTTTTTATCTGTAGCATAATCTATAGCAGCTGCAGCAAATTGAGAACAATACCATTTTGTGAATAATTCTTTTTTCTTAGAAGGTAATTGTAATACTTGTGCTTTAAATACACCCCAAGCCCAATATCCTTTTCCTTCTTCTTGTTTTAAATATTCTTGGATCATTTCTTTCTTAACTTTAGGATCTAATTCAAAAACTACTACTTCAACATCATTACCATGTTTAATATCATGTCTTCCAGATCCGCCTTCTACGACTCCGTATATAGATCCGTCTATAATAAAGTCAACATGTGTAAATGCAGAGTCTGTCCAATAGTTTATTAATTTAGAGAAATTACTATTTCCTTTGTAGAATACTATAAATACTTTTCCTCTTTCTTTTATAAGAGATCTTAATTTATGTGCCGGAAATGCTCCT